CCTGCGAGACTCCAAAGCAGGACGCAGAAAAGGCCGGGCGGCCATCTTGCGGGTCCCGAACTCCAAAAAGCGCCAGTACCAGGCGTCTTGCGAAAGGTTGCCTCGCTTGCCTTGGTTGCGGTACTTCTTGCCGTGGCGCACCAACACATAGAACGTCTGCCTGCCGCCACCGGAAAGCTCTCGAATGTGCTTCATGATCACCGAGCGCTTGAGCGTGCCGGGCGGAGGCTGCTTGGGGCCAAGTGACTGAGCGGCTTTGGGAGCCCGGGAGCGCGCCTCATCGCGGATCACCTTGGCGCCGGCGTAGACCGAAGCCCTAAGGCCACGATTAGCGATGCGCTGGGGAAGCTCTTTAAGAGCTCGGTCCAACTGGGCAAGGCCTTCGATGCGAACCGTTTCAACCTTAGCCATCCCGAATTCCTTCGCTTGCCAAAAGGATCACGGACACATTGGCCTCATCGTCATTGAGCGCCGCGTGAATAGCAAAAGTCCGGCCACGAAAAAGCACCCGCATCCGGGAAACCGCCTGCGGATCATCCAGATCGGGGCGGTGGCGCACCGTGATCTGATGAGTCAATTCCGCTGCCACCCGGTCTGCGATGCGGGCCTCGCGACCTGAAAGTGGCTGGATATCAGCCCACACCGTAGCCACATCAGCCCAGACTTGCGTTGGCGCTCCCAGCGAGTCCTTGACCGTCGTTGGCTGCTGAATCCGGATTCGGTGGTTCAGTTGGCCTGCGCTCAAGACACTCATACGAGGCTCACCTTGAAGCCGTCGAGCAAGCCATCCACGAAGGGCAAGGGGTCAATGCGACCGCGAGAAAGAACTGCCATTTCTTCCCGATGCCCGTAGAGACTTCCCACGCGCAGCTTGATCCAACTCTTTAGCCCCTCGGGTACTTCGCTGGCAGATCCGTAGCCCGCATCGAAAGTAACCGTAACGGCGCCGATTTGCGGCAAGGTCGGCGGCCAAGTCTTACCGAACACGGGGCTCAGGCGCGCTGGCTCGCAGGCCGCATCAAGCACGTAGTCACTGGCAGGCAGCACCTGCGTCGTGCCGTTCATGTCCAGATACTCAACGCTCACTACAGACTGAACCGGGCATTTGGCGAGCAGGATCGCGTGAGCTGGCAAGCTGAAAGACGAGCCAGACCCGGCGTGCATGAGCAAAGGCCCAGGAAAGGCGTCGAGCACCAGTCTCCAGCGGGCCGTCATCAACTGCCTGCCGGTGATTGTCTCGGCAGCTTGGCGGGCAGCGGTGATGAGCGAGCCGATCAGCGGGTCATCGTCGCCACCGTCCACCCGCAGATGAAGCTTCGCCTCAGCCAGTGAGATTGGCTCCCCTGCGGGTGGTGTGACGAGTTGCAGAGGCATTTAGACGATCTGCACAACAGCGGCTTGGTTGGCGGTGTTTGCCGGCAGTTCGCGCGGGTTGACGCCAAGCACCTGAGCTGCGGTCTGGCTAGCAGCCACGCCCACCGTGACCGACAGGCGCACAAAGCCAAAGCCATTGACCGTATCCAGGTCCTCAGGCTTGACATTGATCAGCGCCTGCTTGTTGTCGCCGCTGGCTTTAACGATCTGAGCGATTGCCTTGCCAGAGATGTCTTTGGCACCGGTACCTGAGGTATCCAGGGCCTGCTGAAGCTTCGCATCAACCGTGGCGCCCGTACCCAGAACTCCGGTCTGGATGATGGCCAGAAGACCATGGTGGTTAGCAGCAGAGATCCAGCCAGTGGTGGCGGTTCCGGCTGCCTGGCTGACAGGGTCTAGCGTGGCGAGGATGGCAAGCAGTTCGCTGCCTTTTGCATTGGGAAACATGAATGTTCTCCTTAGAAGTTAGGGCGATCAGCGCACGCCCAGTTGAATGAACGGGGACATCGTGGCGCTGCCCTTGGCAGGCGCGATCGGTGCGGAAACCTTGGATTGGCCATCCATACGGAAGGTGGTCCGGAAGGCAGTCAGGTCGGCATCGAAGTACAGGTGCATCGACGTTGCCGTCTGCAGGCCACCCGCCTTGGTGATCGTCTGGTAGTAAGACAGGTCCACCAGGAGCACATCGCCTTGACCCGAGAACGAGTTGGCGTGCTGGGAAACAAACACCGGACGCCCCAGCAAGGAACCGTAGGGCGAAACCTGGATACCACCGACCGAAAGGCCGTTGGGCAGGTAGATCGGGTAGTTGCCCAAGGTCAGGGTGAACAGAGCGGGCAGGACATCGTTATTGATGATCCAGACCGATCTGGCAAAGCTACCGGTGGGCAGACGCGAGATCATCTTGGCCAGGTTCTGCGGCAGCAGCGTCTGCGTCGCCTGGCCACTTTCCTTAGCCACGGTGACCGTAGCCCCTGCGGTCAAGGCCCCAATCGGCACTCCGTTGCCCGCGCCAAAGAGGATGGACTCGTTGGTCTTCCAGCGAATCGAGTCAGCTACCTTTTCGGGCAGGTAGCTCGTGAGAGCGTTGGCGTCATCCAGCAACTCGTCGGTCGTGGGCACCAGGGCCATGAGCTTTTTGAGCCGCAGGGTTGAGAGACCCAGTACAGGCTTGGTGGCGACGGCCGAGGCAGCCTCTCCCTGCCAGTAGGCACGAATGCCATTGGTCCCCCAGGGCGTGGTCTCGTCCTTGGGGAAGGCCATGCTGTTGCCACTGATCTCTACGTTGTCAGTCAGTGGCAGCAGGGAGTCCTCGCCCAGGGAAAGACGGAAGATCTGCTGCGAGAACTCCGGAGGCACCAGGAAGCCACCGTCCTGACCAGACCCTTCGTTACCGTAGGTGCTGGGGGCTGCTGCGCCACGGCCGCCGCCAATCAGGAGTCGCTCATCGACCGACTTGCCGGGCTTTTCTGCCTGGAAAACGGCCTGCATGAATTCACCCACGGTCTTGAAGCCGTGCTTGGGATCGGCTTCGCGATTGTCGGTGACGGTGATGAAGTTGCCTGCCGACGCATCGACCGTCATGGCCATTTGTGCCTCCTCGGCAATCAGGGCCGCCTCGCGGTCAATAGCCGCAGAAGCCGACTCGATTCGGGTCTTCAGCGCATCAAAGGCCGAAGTCTCCTCATCATTCATGTCGCGGCTCTCGGCCGCTGCGCGGTCGGTCAGCGCACGGGCTTCCTTGATGAGGCCAGCTTTGCGGGCCTGCAGTTCGCGGAGTTGCTTACTCATTTGAATTCTCCAGAAATGAAAATGCCGCCTGACACCTCGCGGTGTGGCGGCTCGGATGGAATGAAACGGGTAACGACCTTCGGGTCGTATTCGGACCTAGGACAACTCGATGGAGCAGCCCCGGGATTGGGTTAAAGCAAGGCCAGGGCGTCCCTGGCTTGCCTCAGGCGCGTAGCTCCTGGCTTACTCAGTTGCCGAGCGTTGCGTCGCATCTTTTTGATGACGTCATCGAGGGTGGCAATGCCGTCGACCATGTTCTGAGCCAGTGCGGCATCGGCACCAAGAACGCGCCCCTGGCCCATGCCTTCGCGGACCTGGGAGATCGGCACCCCGCGGCCACGGGCCACGGCCTTGGTGAAAGCAGCGTAGTAATCGTCCACTCTGGATTGCATGAAGGACTGGGCATCTGCATCCAGCGGGCTGTAGGGGTTACCTTCAACCTTGAATCTGCCCGCTGAGATCAGGGTGGTTTTTACGCCTGCATCTTCGAGCGCCTTGCTGTAGTCCTGGTGTGCTTGCCAGACACCGATGGAGCCGACTTCACCACCAGGAGTGACATAGAACTCGGAGGCCGAGCAACCGATCCAGTAGGCGGCGGACGCTGCAAGTGAATTGGCCACCGCGATCACAGGTTTCTGGGCACGCGCGCTCTGAATTTCATCGGCCAGTTCTGCGACGCCGTAAACACTGCCCCCGGGACTGTCGATATCAATCAAGATCTGGCCCACCGTGTCATCAGCGATCAACTGGCGTAGCGCCGAGGAAAACTGCTGGGTGCTGGTGCTGCCAGGGCCAGAAACATCGTCGACCATGTTTCCGCGCTGGGTGACCACCCCATAAAGAGGCAGCACCGCGATCCCGCCCGAGGACTGCACCGCCGCAGTTTGGCGGCGCGATTCACGGATTACGCGGTCGGCCTGAATGCGGATCATGTTCTCGGACTCGGCAGGAATACCCGCAGACCAGCGCATGACCACTGCCGCCAAGGCATTGAGTCGTTCGGGCATCAAGGCCCAGGGAGTCGCCAGAAACTCGGCGACCAGTAATTGGTGATTCATGAGTTCATTCCCAGTTGGATCAGTGATTGGCGAAGGTCTGGCTCTGAAAGAGTCCGACCGTCTTGTTCTTGCGCCCATTTCTCGGCAACTGACACGGGTACGGCCATCTTCGGGTTTTCGGAT